CTTCTAAGTCTTTGGCATTTAAATCATAATTATTTACTGCACTATTAATTAATTTCTATGATTCAACCTGCTATCTTTCAGATTCAGGCATCATGTCAATATATTTTTGTAAATAATTTTGCTATTCTGCCGCAGACATATTACGGAACTCATCGCTACTTAAAGTTTCAACTAAATCTCTAACATTACTCTACATCTTAGCGATTTCATCTTCCGTAATCTCTGGATACATTTGTTTAATACGTTCTGTATTATCTAAAAGTTCCTATTCACTTAAAGCAATATTCTATACAAAACTATTTAATACCGTTAAATCAATATCATCTTTAAAGATTTTGTCCGCATCTTTAAATCCGCCTTGAACCAATTGCGCTTCTAAATCCATACGCGCCTAATTGGTAGCTTCTGCATTGGCTTCAACTTGAGCCTTATATCTAACCAAAGCTTCAAGAGACATCTACTGAACTTCGCCGGCTTCATTATAATATTGAATAGCCAAACCTTCTGCGGTATGAATTACCTCATTTTCAGCAAGTTTTAATTCAGTACCAATAGATTCAGTATAAGTATCCCAAAGGTCTTTTAGCTATGCGTCGCCTTTTCCAGTAAAACGAGTAATACCATTTTTCTTATATTCTTCATAAAGCTTATCATAATTATCATTAAATGCTTTTTCATAATCAGAAATTTGTTCCTATGTCGCATCAACGCCAATATTTTCACGAGCATTTAATTTGGCAATATTATTTAAACCCTATTCGGCATTTTTAGTAGCATTTGCCAATTTAATAATCTATGGTATATATTCAGCAATTTCTTCTTCAGCCTATTTAGAAGCAAATCCAAGGGCTTTAATTTCATTTTGCGCCACTTCCATAAAGGCCTCATAGGTATAATCGCCACTATTATATTTTTCAATTAAACCTTCTACTAATGGATCATAATTACGATTAGCAACAGTTTCGCCTTCACGAAGTATTCTAGGACTCCAAAGAAACTCTCTTTCTAATTCTTTAGTGAGTTCACGCTTATCTACTTGAACCTAAAGTGCTGTCTATGTAGCTTGAGCCGCCAATACCGCGCGTGAAATCTCATCAGCGCCTTTTTGTTTATCGGCAATTGCGCGCTCTACTACTTCTTGATTTAATGTTCCATCATCGTTATAAAGACCTTGATATTCTAATAATTCAGGAAACTCTTGAAGTATTTCGCCGGCAGATTTTTTAACATTTAATAATGCTTCATTCCACTTTTCTGTACCAGTAGTACATTGTGAAAGGGCCTCTACTGCCGAAGTGTAAGAGTCAAACATAGAAGTTAATTCATCTAATTCTGTATGAACCTATTCACTTGCTGTTTTCAAATCTTCAAAAGCTTTTGTGGCAACTTTTAATTTATATTCTGGAAGACTTTGTTGATATTTAGTCCAAGCAAAAGCCGCGACTCCAACCGCTGCCCCCACTACGCCAACTTTTACTCCTAATAAGCCCAGGGCCTTTATTATACCCTATATACCGCCTTTTGATTCTACAATCTCCTAAACAAAACCTTTTACTAAAGTTGAAGTTTTATATTTAGAAGGATCAATATATTCTCCCTCTTTAATTTTCTTTATATCGGCATTTTTTTGATTTTCTTGAAAAATATCCTTTTTAGATCGATAAATCTTTTTACCGCCAGCATTGCGAGTTTTAGGCTCTTTTTTCTACTCTTCATAAAGTTCTCTATAGGCTTTTGTTTGTTGTTCAGTAAGTTTAATATTTAACATTTTTGCGGCTGCTAAAACACCCAAATTAACAGTTTCTAAAACATGTGTTGAAGAAACTAATTTAATCGCAGCAGCAACTTCTTTCATAGACGTAATAACAAAAGGAAGTGTAGTAATTAAAATACCAAAAATTGACTAAATTTTTTCCAATGTGGTTAAATCAGGATCATTTAATATATCTAAAGCATTGGCAAAACTATTTAATCCCATTATTACAGCGGAAATATTTCCCGCTAAATGAACCATATTATCGCCAAAGGTTTTTACAGTTCCACCAAAAGAAGAATTAATACTCTTATGCGCCTCTTCCGCAGAACGACTAAAATTATCTAAATCCTCATTAACTTCCGTATAGCTCCCACCAAGATCGGTATTTGATACTCTAATTTTTTTAACTACGTCTTCTAAATCCTCTTCTGAAAGTTCTGCTTTTTCAGCAATACTTCTAAAAGCATCTTCAGCACTTTCACGGTATTTTTCTAGAGCCCAATACAATTCACTATCATTTCCTACTGATATTGAATAATCTTCTAAAAAAGACATGAAATCTTCAGTATTTTTAGTCAATACGCCACCATGCTCATTTTTTTCTAAAAACTCTAAAACTTCTCTATTATTTTTAAAAGTACGACCTTTTATAGATTCCTAATCAGTAGCCCGAGCCATTCTCCCATGCCAAATAGAAGTTTCTTCAAAATCATTCACGGCCCTAGTATATTTCTCAACATCTTCCGAAGAATCAGCTTGTCTAAGCAAAGTCATCTTCGCTAATTCAGTTTCTTTTTTAGCCTATTGCTCTTGAATACTAATTTCTTTTAATCTTTCGGTAGCAATTTCCTATAATAATTTAACTCTATCTAAAAGAAATTTATTAGTTGTTTCTTCACGAGAATTCATTTTTGAACTATTATCCATAAGTTCTTTTTGAAGAATACTATATTGATGAATCATAGTGGCACGTGCTTCTGCCTCAATACCTTCGCCCTCACCTAAAGAACTACTCATTTCCTAAGAAGCAATTGTTTTAATATCGGCGGCTTTCTTTTTACCAGAGCCAAAAGACATACTAATATTATAACTTAAATCTTCGAGACTAGAACTAATCTATTCTTTAAATACTCTAGTACCGACCACACCAATAGCCGCAATAACGCCTTTAAGACCACCCATAGAATCAATTAATTTATTTAAAGCATTTACAATTTTTTCAACAGTATTTAACATGTCAATAAACGCTTCATCATTAATTATATCACTATAGATAGATTCCATTGCCGCACGAACACGATTACTAGCAGCTTCCCATGATTCTTCAAAGATTTCTGCCTGTTCATCTAATGTTCCTTCAGAACTTCTTGCTACAGCTAAGTTCTCTTGGAAATAATCCCAGTTATCCATAAGAGAAACTAATTGGTTGTACTGACGAATACCTGCTACAGCTTGCGCTAACGCTACCTATTCGCTCTTACCTAAATATTCCCATCTAGCGCCAATTTCTTCTAAGATATTATCCATATCTTTTAATTCGCCCATAGTATCAAAGATTTGGATACCTACACGCTATAAAGATTCTGAATATTTATTTAAATCAGTACCATCTTCTAATGTTTCGCCTAATTTCAAACCTTGAATACGAGCAAAAATTGTTTTTAAAGCTGTACCTACTACTTCTTCACTCTATCGTGTTGTTGCAGTAATAGTTGCTAAAGAACTTGCCGCATAATCAAAGCTTAAACCGATCATATCAGCAATAGAAGCGAATTTTTCAAGACCGCCGGCGATTTCATCCGTACTAGAAGCGGTCGCCGCACCTAATGCGGTCATTACATCGGCATAACGCTATAAACTATCTTCGCCTTCTTTATAGAAGTTATTCCAAACCGCAGTTAATTGGTCTGATACAACTTCGGCAGATTGCCGAGCCACGTTTGCCATTTTAATTGTAATATCAGTACGCTTTTTAATTTCTTCATCAGATAAACCCTGTTGATAGTAAATTAAAGCGGCATTAGTATAGCTAGTTGTTGTAGTATTTAAAATCCTAGCCGCCTTATTTGCTTCTTCGGCAAATTTAGCCATCTATTCAGTACTCTAGCCACTAACAATTCTAATATTATTTAAAGATTCATTTAAATCTTTAGCATAGCCATAAGCACTAGAAACTGCGCTCATAAATCCATGCATTGCACTAGAAGTTAATTGCCATCTAGCAGTATTTTTCATAGTTGTCCATAATTCGGACATTAAAGCGTTAGTGCGTTTTAACGGCAATTCAGCCTGCTATATAGACTAAGCAAAACTTAAAAATACTTTCTAACCAGTTGGACCTAATCTTTCTAAATTATCTCTATATTTTTTTAATTCTCTCGCGTCTAAGCTTTGAGACAATCTACCTAAATCTAACTTTCCAGTATCTACATTAGTAGCATCTTCTAAATGTGCTTTTAATTGCGCTGCTGCTAATGAGGCTTTTTCTATATCTTGAGCTAAAACATTTCCACCAATATCTTTAGCGGATAAATTGACTACTTTTGTGAGCTGATTTTGTAAATCTTTTAATTGCGCTTTTGCCTTCCCGGTATCGGCAGTGAATGAAAGATTTACATGCATCTCTTGATTCAAATTTTTAGCCATTATTTTGCTCCTTTCTCTCTTATCTCTCTCTTTTTTTATTTTGCAAAATAAAAAAATGGGTTAGAAGTAAATTACTTCTAACCCAAATTACTTCTATTTAATTAAAAAAATCAAATAGATAAATGTATTTAATTAGCCCAATTTGGTAAGTACATCTTTTAATAATGCCATGTTTTCTGGATCGGCAAGTTTGTCATGAATTTCGGTAGCATCAAAACTTAAATTACTATAATCTTTTTTAATATTTTCTAAAATACCCAAAGCGGAATTATTATATTTATAAAACTCTTCAATAACTTTATCTGTAGTAGCTGTAATAAAATCAAATTCATCATTACACATATTTTCTCTAATTACTTTACCTAACCCAGAAGATACAATTAAATCATATAATTTTAATACATCTTCTAATTGCTTTTCTGTAAATGAAATATTAGTATAAGCTTTTACAATTTCAACAACTGTAAAAATTTCAATTCTCGCAGGATTAGAAAAATTATTTTCATCAATAGATTGATTTACAATATCTGAAATTAATTCTAATTTATTTTCTACTGGAAGATATTGCTTTACCTCAAACTCTTGTTCGTTAAATACTACTTTTTTTACGCTCTGATCTACTTTAAGACCAAATTTTGCGAATGTTGGTTTTGCCATTTATTAGCACTCCTTTTACACTTTTCTTTTATTATAACATATTTTTTTTAGTTTGTCAAGTTTTTAATATGATATAATTTTTTTAATATTTGCATCTTTAAATCCTGCTTCTTGAAGAATATCTTTTATATTTTCTTCAATCGTTTCATCTAAAAATTCTCCAATAAAAGGAGCCAATTTATTATCTTGAAAAAATGCTTCTTTTATCATTTTTTTTAATTCACTTGGCGCGATTTCATTAGAGGAAGATAAAATGGTATAAGCCGTTCGAATATATTGATTTGGAGAAGGCAGACCTGCTTTTTTACCTTTTACCGCGTACTAAGCCCATTCTGTATAAATATCTTCTTCTACAATTGCTGGCATATTCGTTACAGAAGAAAAATATTTATAAAATTTTGCTATTAAACTATGACTAAAATATGGCGGATTACCTATTTCCACATTGGCCAAATAATCTTTTTTAGTTTTATGTCTTGTTAATAAAAAAGCAGTATAAGCTTCATTAACAACCCCCTAGTTAGCAACTTTAGCAATTTTCCATGTCCCTTCCGTTTTCCACATTAATAAGCCATTTTGTCTTTGAGCTTTTTGAGTTTTTTCTTGCTACGGATTTTCTTTATTAATAACAGTTTGTTTTCCGCGCTGGGCATAAAAACGTTCTAATCGTTTATTAACTCCCATAACGGCACTTGCTCCCTTATTAATATGTTCTAAGTCTCCTTTAGCATTTTTATCAATTTGATTTTCAATTGCTTTTAAATCAGAAAGTTTTAATTCACCAATACGGCCCTTACCCTAAGAAATATTTGCCAACTATTGCATAGACATTTCATATGTTAAAGGTTTTCCATTTTTATCATAAAATACATAAAGCGCCCTTTTTGGTACTTCTCCCAGATATTTAGTAAGCGCTTCATCAAATTCAAATAAAGCTTCATAAAATTTTTTAGAATTTTCTGCTGTTTTTATAATATCCGATGAAAATTTACTATATTTAGAAACTACTTCATTAGATACTATTTCGGTTCTTACCTACTTTTTAACCCTTTTTAAAAATGTCTAATTTTTTAAAAAAAATCGCGCAGATTGTTGTAATTTTTTCCAATTAACTATAGTTTTATCATCAAAATCTTCATAAACTGCCTACTATAATACTTCAACAATTCCCCTTGCATTATTATTCATTTCTAATCACACACCTTTTCCACAAAATAAAAAATGGGGGAAGAGATATTTCTATCTCTCCCCCTTGTAATTATTAACCAAAGATAACATCATGGTCTTCACTATGAACTGTTTCTTTACGATAAAGATCTAAGCTAGAAGCATCTTTAATAACTTGGATTGCTGCTAATACTTTTTTAGATTTATCGAATCTTGTGTAATCTGGGAAAGCATCCATTGTGAATGTGAATGTGGATGGATCACCAGAAGAAGCCATTGTGAAGGTAAAGTTAGACTGAATTTTGCAGTTAGGAATAATAAATTCAGCAGGCATATCTACACCGTTTGTATCACGGAATAATGTAGAAGCTTCTAAGTAGTAGTTTCCACCAAATTTATCAGCTGTAATTTCAATCTGCATAGCATCACTAGTTGTATGTTCTACATAATAGTCAACAATAGCAGAGTCAAAAGCACCTGGTTCGCTTAATAAAGCTGGATGGTCTTGTCTCTTATCTACGTCATACTGATCTTCTTCACGAGTATCATAGTTTTCATGAGCCGCTACTGTTAATAAGTAATATGTTTCACCAGTGATTTCATCTTTCTGAGCTTCTAATTCACCATGTTCAGGAATATATGGTTCAGAAATAATTTCACCATTTTTAACTAACATTACATAAGCATAGTTACCTTCTACACCGATTGTTGTGTCAGAAGCAACTGGTAAATAAGGTTTCTGGCTAAGACGAATCTGGATAGAGCCAGTACCTTTTGTAATTTTAGAACCATCAACAGTTTCTGTAATATGTTGATAAATAGGTTTATTAACGGAACCTTCAATTAAGCCCGCACCTGAAAGAATCATGAAACCTTCTGGAGAGATTAAAGCATCTTCCATAGTAAAGGTTACTGTTCTTTCACCTTCCCACGCTACTAAACGAGCATTACCACGACCACCTTGAGCATATACGGTTGTAGCAGCGCCTTCCATAGTAGAAGTTTTTAAAGTATCGAAATAAAGCACAGGTTCATTGGTATAGAAAATTTTATTACCAATTTTCTGTGGCGCTTTTGCTTTTAATACTACATCGCAAATTTCGCGTACACCAAATTTCATAGGTTTTTTCCTCCTTAAATATTTTAATGAATGTTTTTCATCCAATTATCGGGACGATCATCTGGCTATGCGCCAGCTAATCTAGAACGTATATCTATATCCCAACTAATATAAAGCTAATATCTTTCTACCAAATCATATAACTAAAACATGGTTAAATTCATCAAATCCTATAACGGCATTTGTAATCCAATAGATAAAATAGAGAGATACTAACTAAATATACTAGCATCTGCCGAACCATTTAATTCGGCTACTCTTCTTCTTCCTCGCATCAATTTATCGGCAATCTCTTTAGCCTTAGCATTAGCTGGATTAAATCCCGCCTACTAATTTCTCTAACTCGACAAACAAAAAATCTACTATATAATCTCTTGTAAAAAATTAAAATTATTTTCATCAATAGTTATATTAGGAAAATCTTTTTTTGATAAAACTAAAGAGCGAGGTAAGAACATAACTTTGTAATTAGGAAATAAAAGTTCTAATAAAGTAGAAGTTAATCTCTTCTTATCCTTCGTTTCTTCCTACTACATTATTGTCATAAATATCTAAAAATTATTTGTAATCTATAAAGGAGTTTTGTCCTAATCTATCAAATTTTTATTTATATTTAAACACTAAACCGCAACAAAAAATTCTGATTCTCCCATCAAAGCAATTTCTTTAATTTTTGGCTAATGTATAATACCCTATAATTGCGGAATTGGTATATCCACTCCGCACATTAAGGCTAACCGCAAATCTTCCAAATTAATTACCCATTAATTCGGCAAAATCTTTTTCAAATTGCTTTTGGTCTTCTGGATTCAGCATATCAATTTTGTCTTCGCCGCCATGAATTGCTTCGTACATTAAACATACGCCCGCAAATTCATCAGTCAAAATCATTTGATTGGCTCCTAAAAATTTTAATTTACCAATTCCAGTTAAATGTTTTTCATCAAACATAGAATCAATTTCTGCCGCGATTTTATAAGGACGCAACTAAAAATCTTTTAATTTCCACTAATCAAAATGACAAATAATATCAAATTCAATAATATTATCTCTAAATTCAGGGTTTGTCATATTTGGTGTAAAATTATCAAAATTAATAATAATATAATTTAAAACTGAATTATCAACATATAATTTAGGAACAATTTTAATATTTTTCCCAAATAATTCATAAACCTTATCTTCTGGAACCGCAGGTCTATCTAAACAATCTGGAGAATTATAATACAATAATTTACTTAATCTAGGATTTCTTAACATCATATTAGTAATTAAGTGCATATCTTTCTCAATAGATAAAAAACTCGATTCCGGCATAGGATTTTTATTAATCTTCATTGTGTGCTCCTTCTACTCTTAAAACAAAGATTCTACTACAATAGTCTTTTTGTAGCTTCCTCCATAAATTAAATCAAACTAACCACTATATGTTTTCAACCATCTTAATTTCACAGATTTTCCATCTTGAATTAATTCTATTGGATAGTCTTTGTCTGTAGTCCATTTTCCTTCTAAATTACCCTTATAAGTATATTCATACTATGCTTTAGGTTTAATAAAAGTCTCACCAACAATAATTTCTTCTGCCGATTTTGTATTAGGACTAACAGGCTCTACAATTAATCCACCAACTACTCCATTTTCAACATCATCTAAAGTTTCATTTATATAATATTCTGTGGCTTCTACTTCTATTATTCCAGGAGTGCTTAAAGCATCAACCGCTTCTACTCTCCAACAAATATCTGTATTGCCAGTTAAATAAAACTTTGTATATCTCTTAAAATATTTTTCTGCCGAATCGGTTTTCGGAATTAAAATACTTAAAGAGTAATTTGGTGTATCAATACTAATTTCATGTTTTTGAATGTAATTTATTTTTGTTTCTACTGGACCACGAATTGCCGCATAAGTTTTATGAATACCATCTTCATCTTCCCATGAGATTTCATGAGAACATCTTCTAATATCTCCTCTAAAATATGCTAATTCAGTTAAATCTTGTAAATAAATTAACCAAAAAGTATTCGTTCCAACCCATTCAAAAACATCACCCGATTTAAAATTATGTTCATACTTAATAGAAATAATTTTATCATCATAGTCTTGCTTTAATTTATTAGGATTAATTAAAGCACGAACAGTTTCTTCTGAAGTTGATGTTATTTTTCTAACATTCGCTCCTTGATATGAATGCCATAAAGCTCGCTCTAAGCTACGTCGTTTATCGGCAATCATTCTATCTTGCTATAAACTACCACCTTGATAATTTAATCTTGTTTGCTAATTCTTAATACCATTAATAGAAGGATCTAAATCGGCAGAAGAACTATATTTATCATATATTCCCAACCGAGCTTGCATTAGTCTATATCCAAATTTTTCACTTAAATCATATCCTCTAGGCACGATTTATCTCCTATAAAAGATTTATTGATTCAAATACTGTTTTTCTATAAAGATCAAAATCTAAATCTTCAGACTATTGCATTCCTTCTAACTTGCTTAATAACTATAAAAATTGCGGGTATGAAAGAAAGATTTCATTTAACCCCGCAACTTCTAATTTAACTGTATCTAATTGTTTTTCCCAATTTTCCTAATTCTCTCGCATTGGAATTAATTTCCAAAGCTAATTAGTTAATCGTTTAATATTCTTATCTATTACCTCAATTGAAAAATTAAAATCATATTTAGTCTATAACACTTTTTTCTCTTAAAACCGACCAATTGGATTTATATACTCCATCAACCAGTTTTCTTCTTTTATATAATCTCTACATATGAAAGGAATCTCTCCGAGATTCTTCCAAAAGAGTTAAAAGCTTAGATAAATGATTTGCCTATGAAGTCATTTTAAAATCTGACCCACTAAATTTCATTCGTGTATTTTCAATAGAGGTAACTTGCCGTTGAACCCAACTTTGTTTCATTAATAAAGCTAAAATATTAATTTCTTCAGAGCTAAGTTCAATATTAAAACTAGAGCGTTCAACCATTACTTTTGGAACTTCATCTTCTTCGGTTAAAGAATCATTCCAAACAACACCTAAAATGAAATCATCTTCTTCTAAAGTATCTTCATATATTTCTACTATAGAAAGATTATAATCGGTTAAATCAACTCTAGGAAATTCAAATCCAGGAATAGCATCAATTAATAGATTTTGCAAATCTCTAATGGTATCTTCCGGAGTTAATTCAAGATACATATCATCGGTAATTTTTCCAAGAAAGCGATTATATACAGTTGCGAATTTAGTTCCTTCCAAATTAGCAACCTCCTTTCTTGAATTATCCTATTACTGAGGAGTTACTACTTTATAGTTAGGTGTAGTGCGGCGACCGGTCGGAGCGGCTGCGGCAACTTTACCATTTTCTGCCCCATTAGATTCTACAGCTTTATCGGCTTTTTCATTTTCAATAGCTTTATCAACATCAAAACCTGTTTTATCTTTTAAGGCTTGACGTTTAGCTGGATCTGTAATAGGAATAGAAACAGAATACTTTTTAATTAAATCTAAAACTCCAATTGGAGCATAATCAAGCGCATCTAAGAAAGCGTCATAAGAGCCACTTACAATTAAATCGGCAATTTGCTGTTCGGACATATCATATTCTGGTACGCGTCCAACGCCTAAATCTTCAGTAACTTGTTCTTCTTCAACTTGTAAAAAGTTATATAATAATTCTCTGCCACCCGGCTGGAAAGATAATTGTTCTAATTCCCCAAAAGGAATACGTTTTACTTCCCCTGGACTCCAAGAACGACGAACGCCTGTTTCAGGAATCTTATATATTACATTACTAGCGCTTCTATTTTTAACATTATATTTTTTGTTTCTCATTTCTTTTTCATTCATAATAGTGTTTTCTCCTTTATCTCCAAAAAAAATAGGGAGAGAGGGAGATTTTTCCCTCTCCCCTTTTATTTTAATATATTAATCTTATGAGGATTATTTACCTACCATACCGGTTAAACGGCCATCGTAAGTAATTACTTTACCAGTTACTCCATCATGGAACCATGTATCCATCTGGCCTAATAAGCTTGTATCTACATAAGCACAAATGTTATTAGCAAGCATAGCTACTACGCCAACTTTTTTGTATACTTGGATTTCACGAGAACGGTCACCTGGGTTATTAAATTCGTCAACAATTGTTCCACCTTCGAAAGCAATTTTAACTGGTTTTCCATCAGCGCCTGTAGGAATTACCCAAGCATAACCTGGATCAATTACTTTACGGCTATTAGTTTCGTCTTCAAAACCTTGTTCAAGAATAATAACTTTTGTACCTTTATAGTTAGCAAGACGTCCTGTATTCCAAAGTTCAGTTTTCATAGCTTCGGTATATCTCCAAGCTTCCTGTGGAATCATACGAACTGCAAATTCATAAGTACAATAAATGGTAGGTGTACCATAAGCCGCAGCGATATTAATTAAGTTATCCATAGCCTGTTCATCAAAACCAGCTACTGCTACACGGTTAGCAGGTGGTAACTGATTAATAGAAGCTTTTAAAGCAGCTGCTACTTCTTTATAGATTAATTCATCCATACCATCCATGATGATTTTTGTAACTTCTGCGAAGTCAACACGACCATCTAAGAATTCTTCAAATCCAATTTGAGCCGCTCCGCCGATAGCAGATGTACGAACTTCAAAGGATTCGCTTTCAGATGGACCAAGTTTGAATACTTCATAAATACCAGCTAAACCAACACGAGTTACGAACTGTTTAGCACGAGAACGTGTATTTAATTTTCTACGGAAAATTGGTTTATCACCTTGAGCGAAAGTACGAACTTCAGCAAACTGGTCATACTGTTCAATTACTTTTTTAGGAAGAACTTCATCAAGAGTTTCTTCAATTAAACTAAAGATTAAGTTTTTATTTTCACGATAAGCCTGATATGTGCCGGCCAATTCATTTAATTCACTACGAAGTGTTTCGTTTAAAGCCTCATAGCTTAACTGTTTATCACCCCAGCTGTAAGCAACAGGAGCAGAAGCATCTGCTTTAGCAACAGTTTTCATTAAGCTTAATAAATTATTTCTATCTAAAGACATTATACTTTTCTCTCCCTTCTTACGCAATACGCATTACTTTAACGCCTTTTTGTCCATCAGGCATTGTGTAAAGTTTTACTACTTGCCATTTCATTGCTTCAAGATCGCCAGATTTGCAAAGAATACCATCTTCTTGACCTGGGGCTAAAATATCACCAATAGCAAGAGTTTCTTCGTTAATAGTATTTGTTGTAAAAATGTCACCTACATTTGTTTTGAAAACGCGAGGTACCATAGAAGATGTATTAGCACCCATACGTTTTTCATAATATTTAGGATTCATTTTTAACCATGGATCGTTAGTCCAGTCTTTTTCATAATAGTCAGGTGTATCAGCTGTAACATCGTCATATTTGTATTTAACACCATTTAATTCAATACCATCTCTACCTTCAGCATCTACACCATTTAACCATTTAGAACGATATAATTTTTCGTTTTCTGTATTTTCCCAATCATATGGGGTATAGAAACGAGCATGGAAATCATCTGCTCTTAAAGCAAATTCGCAATCCCACTGTTCTTCACGATAAAGTTTAATTTCATTATAAACAAGCATCCATTCGCCTGCACCTGTGAAATTAACTTCACCAATTCCATTTTCATTAGCTGCATAGTCATATTTTACAAACTGACCCTGTTCTAACACTTTAATATCTTTATTAGCAGGTAACTGCGCATATACCTGAGCAGTTCTCTGAGCAGATAAATGGTTAGGTTCAACCTGACCGTAACCAAATTCAACATATTTAGCTTGAGATTTGATATGTGGTTTCAAAAAATCTTCATGATAACCACCATAACGACCTGTAAGTTCTGCCATTATATAAAATCCTCCTTAATTATTTTCTTTTTTCAGAAGTAGCGATAACTGCTTTAACCCATGCTGGAGTAAGAGCGTCATCATCATCTTTATCATTTAAATTATAAACTGTTGGTTGTGTTTCTTTACCTTTTTCTTCTTCAAGGCTGAAACTAACTTTATTACGAACACAAATGATAGATAATTTAGCTTCAATATCATCAACTGAATAAGTGTCAATGTTAGCAATTACATCAGCTTTATCTTCATCAGATAACATATAAAATTGAGCTATCATATCTTCTTTTTCTTTCTTTTCAGCAGATTTTTTAAATTCTACTAAAGAAGTCATTTGTTCTTTTAAAGTATTATATTCAACTTCAAGAGCACTAAATTTAGTTTGTAATTCATCATATTGCCCTTTAAGTTCGGTGTATTCTACAACTTCGTCTAAATTATATTTATTACATTCACAATTTTCGAGTTCTTTTCCGCATTTAGGACATAAAGTTTTTTCACTACCTTCTTTATTTTCTTCATTTTCTTCAATAGTGTTTTCATCATTTTTGTCTTCTGGTTCTTTATTTTCTTCAACTTTTTCTTCAGAATAATTAGCTTCAAATTCTTGTAAAGCTTCTAAACTAAATTGAGGTTCTTCAGCGGCTACATAAGAGCTAGTTATTTCAATTAAAGTATCAGAAGGAATAAACTCAGCTTCTTCAGTAAGAGAGAAATTTAAACGATAATATTTTTCACTAGAACGACTTTGTAAAACGGCAAATGCCTGCCCTTCTTCTTCAAGAACTGCTTCAATGCGATAAGCTGTAATAGCTTCTGTATCTGGATAATTTTTAACCATATAACTATACAAAGCATTCCATAAAAAATCGCCAATTTCTACGGCATATTTAGTAAACACCTATTTTGCCCCTCCTTCTTTAATTAATTCTTTTAATTCATCCATCATAGAAAATAATTTTGTCTAAAAATTATCTTCAAAGGAAAATTGTACTTTAGTAATAGTTGATCCTTCAAAACAAGGTTCAAACTCTTCACCTAAAATGCAAAGCTTGGAAAAAATAGCCTCATTTATAATAAAGAATTGCGGCTTACCATTTTCATCTTTTGTCCATGTTGCATTTAAAGTTTTTTGATCTAATTCCATGGAATGATTATTTCCATTATCTTCGAAAATTCTTTCGGCTTCTGGATACTGTCCTGTCCAAATATATCCTTCAGTCATAAGATATTCTCGTTCATTTATCCCATCATCCAAAAATTTCTAAAACCAAACTTTAGCATTCATATCAACAAAACCATAAGGAACTGTTGTATCTTTAATTCTAAATTCGCCATTAGAAATATCAATAGAACGATTATGTTCTTCAAAATCTCCAGAAGCGTCATTATAAAAGCCAACAATAGGGCAACCCGGCAAGCTATTCGCCATTTGAATTGCTACCTCTTTAGTAATAACACTATGATTTCTATTTGGTTTATCACCAACGTAGCATACTTTAATTTGGCATTTAGAAATTAAAGGATTTACAGGAGTTATATTAAGAAATTCACATGGTGAATTTAATTTTACACTTGTATGTTTCATTTACTTTTCCCCTTAACTCATAGATTCTTTATTCTAAATAGTTTTTTCACTTTTCTAATCATCCGCTTTTTCAGGTCGTCCTGCCGTTTTTTGTTCAGTAGTAGTTTTCTAACTCCCTGAATTATTTTGATTTTTTGAAGTATTATTTGAATCTTTTTTACCCAAAATATCTTCACCATTTAAAGTAGAACTCATAAGTGGTGGAATCATAATTTCACTCAAATGTAAAACTTCATTTTCAAAATGAGCTGTATTTAAAATAGAACTCTACGAATGCCCAAGGGCTATTTGTGGCAACATTTTTGAATATCCCAATTGTGTCTATTCTTTATACAATTTAGATAATGCCTAATAATTATACTGAGTAGTTTCTAAAAAATAGATTTTAAAATTATATTTTTTAGAATTAACATTTTTCTTTTTAACTACTCTGTCTAATAAAATATTAAATTGCAGTAAAAGATTTCTTACAGTAGATTCATCATTAAGAATAGATTTTTCCAAAGATAAATTACCATCAGTATTAAATAAGTTTCTAGAAATACCTAAATTATTATAAACTGTTCTTTCTACTTTTTCTAAATCATCTTGCGAAGCAGTAGTATTTTTATCTGATAAATTAATTGCTTCTACTTCAGTAAAAGTAGTTAAAACATCTGTACCAATAGTATGTGCTAACATTTCTACGGCATTATTATGAATATCTCTTGCTTCATCAACGTCAAAAATTAAATCGCCATTTTTATCTAAAGGCAATTTTTGAACTATGATTTTTAAAAGCTTCTACATTTGTTTTCTTCTATCCAAATCTTGAGCTGCATCTAAATCCAAAATTGAAGGAATAGAATTAACAAAAATTGGAATATCACTACCATTAAAATTAAATTTTATGGTATTGTCCGGATCCAAAAGATACCATCCGTTCATTCTATCCCCTGGCGTTTCGGCAAGTAATTTTCCCTATTTATATAAAACATATCCTTTCTAGAACTCTTCTGGAAATAATTTTAATATTTTCATACGATAATTAATATCTTTGAAAGTGTCAAAAAATCTCATATTAAATTCTACGGCAGGATTTTGACCAATAAAATATCTTGAACGGCAATATTCTACTGGCAATTGCTAAATTACAATGCTATCATTTGAAGGAACTAAATATCCATAATAACATCCTTCTTTAATAACAGTCAAGGCAATTTCGCCACACAATTTCTTTAAGTACGAATTATCTAAATAAGTTAAAATTTTAGAAAAATCTTTTAAAACTTTTTCTTCTTTTACTGTATCATCAAAAATCTCAGGAGCAACATACCAATCATATCTGTATAAAAAAGCAAAATAATTACATACTCTAGAATAAATACCACTAACATTATAAAAATGTTTAGAAATTAATCTTAATTCATTAACATCATTTTCGGCAAGCGCTTTATATATTCTACCTTTACTAATACGCAAATGGGCCGGCATATCATTCTAATAAGAGCCTAAATCTAAAGTAGCATCTTCAAGATTTTTTACACCAACTTTAATCTTTCTTCCATATTCAGTTAAAGCCTCAATATTTTGATTATTTTGTAACCCAAATATTCTACTATTACTCATATTAAAGCCCTTATTATGAATTTCCTGCTGGCTTCGCGTTTGCTTTTCTTCAACGTTCAAAATCGCACCTCCTTAATACCCTGCTTTTCTCATTATATAATCATAAGAAATAAGACTCTCTTCGGTATATGGGATTTCAATCAATTTGAACTCATGTAAAGCGCAAAATCTTCTTTTCTAATTATCATTATACTACTATTGATATAATCCTTTTTTTCCGCCAAATTTTTGACTAGGTTCATAATGCTGTTTGCCCTAATATTCTATTATAAAATCAATATATCCATCATCATCAAAAACTACAAAATCAAATCTTAAAGGTCTGCCGTTTGGGCTTTTTAAATCTGGAAAAATATATTCCATTCTAAAATTAAGACCCGCTTCTTTTAATATTTCTTCTATTTTTATTTCCGCTCTGGACGCGCGCATTATTTCACCTCCTTAATTTATAAAGCACCAATCTTTAGCATTAAATTTTTTGCGCTTTTTCTTAGAATCTTCTATCTACTTAATATAATATAATCCATATTCAAAAGCAGAAAATTTATCTTTTTTAATAGTTTTATTAACTTGTTTTAAAATAATATTAATCCCTTCATTTTCTTCACGAAGGTTCATCATTTCTTCTTTTAATATGGAAGTATAAGTAAATGGTTTTAAGTATTCTGTCCTTTCTTCAGGCTTCATTTTCTAACCTTTTTGAGTACTTAAAAGTTTTTCTTTTGCTATACGTTCACTAATAAGGAATTTTACTTTACCCGTTTGTAATTGCGCCTAAGCTGTAGCGTGACATTCGGTATTAATTGGCGCATTAGCTATCATAATATAAATAGCATCATATTCGGTATTATTAGTACGGAATTTTTTATATTCGCCTTTTTCATCATTTTCAATTCCAAAATCTGGGAAAAATTCACCATCTACATCTTGAGATTTAACCATATAATCTATTAAGCCGCCACCTATACCATTACCATCAATTACAATAGTTCTAGCTTTATATTTATAATATAATTTTTTCAATTCAATAGCCTAATCTTCAAAATGTTCATTTGTCATAGGAATTATATTTACTAAGGATTTTATTGCCGGTCCCTAAGCCTATGGATTAACTTTAAATACACAAACTACAGTATCGCAGCCTTTTCTACCTACATCGACAGATAAAATATAATAAGCGCCAGAACCAGTTCTTCCTGAATATTCATATTCCGGCTATAACAACTTTCTATTTCTATCAAAATGCTCACCATTGAAGAAAGCATCTTCTACGGTTCCTGACCATTTGGACTCATATTCTCGTTCAAATGAAGCCTCATTATAAGTACCTTCATTTTTTTGGTCGGTAATAAAAGTTTTACTCTGAAGTCCAACGCCAACAGGTGTTCGCCAAGTTCCTCCTAAAACAATACATCGATCGGGCTAAGTTACCATACGAACCAAGAAACCTATTAAACGGTCATAAGGATATGTACCTTTATATCCAGCAGTAGTAATATAGATTTGCGATTTATTTAAAGGCTCAAGCTCATTAACTGTACCGTCTTTAGCTCTTCTAGAAATCGCCATTACAGGAATAATTACTTCTCGTAGTGTAGCATCATCAATACCAACACATTCTTCCATAAGTCCTCCATGTCTACGCTGACCACGAGTACTTTCTCTTGCCGCAAGGTTATCTAATACAGAACCATTTTTAAATACATATCTAACTCTATCTTTACCTTCTAAAGTTTTACCTCTATTCCAGTCTATTTCTCTTTTTAAATTAGGAATTAAAGCGCAAAGTTCCTAAACTTTATCATGTAAGATACTCGCACCTTGTTCTTTACCGCCGGAAGTAACAAATAAATGCGCCCCAGGATAAAGAATACATCTAATCATTAAAGCCATTACTGATAAAAATGATTTAGAATAAGCACGGGGGAAAACCGCATACACATATTGATATCGCATTACGCAACGAAGAAAAACTCTTTGATAAAAATAAAACTAAAATTCGCCTTCTTTTGGTTCAGTTCTATTTCCACGAACTAAAAAGTCAATAAAAATATCTGGATACTCTCGCCAAAAGGCAACATACTATCTAATTATAGGTAATACAGCCTCTACACGCTCTTGGGAAATACCAATTTTTTTACGCTAATTTGATAAGTTTAATAAATCTTGTAAAGCCATTAATATTCCAACTCCTCAAGATATTTAGCATCTGCCGCAGCCTCTTCATCTATAAAATCATTGAAATCAGTATAATCTTCATAAGTAAGACTTTTTTCAATATCTTCAAGAGACAATTCTGCGTCATCTACAATAGCATCTTCAGTATTTTCAGCAGATTCTTTATCTTCTTTTTCAATTTCGCGTAAGGCTTTTTCTACCATAATCGGCAAGTTTGTTTCTTCTTCGATTAAAGTTTTGGTATAGCGTTGCATATCGGCAATTGTTAAATCAACTTTATCTTTTGGCGATTCTATATAATATCTTTCAACATAACCTTGTCTTTCACATAAATCTATAAGTTCTCCAATAGAATCAACATATTCTCCAGATTCAGCTTTATTTTGGGCCGCAGTAAACTTACCCGCTTTCATAAGCGAGTCATAGGCTTTCTGCATTTTTTGAAATCCTTCAACATCACCTA